TACGCCTGGTGATTGTAGTGCCATCCCATTTTCTCCTGGTAATAGTTGCTCATATTATTTAGCGGTATCCGCTAAAATTGGCCTGTTATACTAGATGAAAAAGGGGCTGAAAAGGTGTAAATATGTTTATGAGACCGCTTTGTAGGTGTGGGCAAAGACCCCGTGCTGTTAACTATAAAAAGAACGACAAGATCTATTATAGATCATTGTGCGAAATCTGCATGGCTCACGGAGTTAATCATGGAATACCCCGCTGGTTTAGAGCAGGGTATAGGATGAAACATCAATGTGACAAATGCGGATTTAAATCAATCCATTCTGAAGTATTCAGAGTGTTTCATGTTGACGGTGATCTGGACCACTGCCGCCATGCTAATTTAAAAACAGTGTGTGCTAACTGCGTTAGTATTCTAAGCAAAGACGGCGTCGCTTGGCGGCAAGGTGATCTTACTGCCGACTACTAGATCTTTTGATCTATTATATAGTTCGTCAATAGACCCATTGTTGTCGAGTACTCCGTCAAATTCACAACCAATCCAGGCCCATTCGCTGGCATGAATTTTTTTCATCTTCATGGCATTTAGTCCTAGATTATTGCCCTGATTTGCACTGAGCGCATCGTTATACCACTCGGGCAATTGACCTCGTTGTACCCAATAGATTTTTCCACCTGCTTTTTTAATGGCTTGAATTTCATTAGGAAATCGACAATCAGAAATAACTACATGATCTCGTGAATTGCGAATTTTGTTTTCTAACGAAGCAATCCAGATATCGTCATGGAAGGCTTTGCGGCAAACTTCAGTACCCCAGTATTGTAAGACCCAACGTGGAGTAAGTGTAGGCATATCTAAACGTTCTGCCCACCACGGATCTACTTGTTCCCGCCATTCACGAGCAGCTTTAGTACGACCTTCAAGCATGGTTCTATCCCAACCAAACACTGCGGCAACAGCATCTTTAAGTGTGCTGGCAAATGACTCTCGTCTAAATTCGTGGAAGTTAACTAGATAGTCAGCGACCGTGTCCTTGCCGCTGCCGATAAATCCGCATATACCTATAATCATAAATGTCTCCTATTAGAAACATTATACTATAAATTTACCGTAAGGTCAAACTTTTTTAACCAATTATAAATGTGTATCCAGAACCACCAGACACTAATGTTTCTAATTCTTTGGTTAATCTTTCTAGGTCAGCAGTGGCCTCTGATTTCATAGCAGCACCGTTTAGTGAACTACCGCCTCCGGGCCCTGCAATTTGAGCAAACTTTTCACGAGCTTGGCCTAGCATCATTTTGCAGTTAGCCAAGGTATAATCTTTGATCCATTGTCCTGCATAGGTATCTTCAATAATGGCAAAGTCTGGTTTAGTATTGTAAACCTGTATCATAACTTCTTCAAAACCTCTTGGTCTCTGTTGGATAGTTAGCTTACGACTCTGGGGATGCCATGTAAAATTAATGAATGATCCAAACATTTTACCCACTAGTTCTTGATACTGACTAAACAATTCATAGGTTAACAGGCCGCCCATATTGGTCGACGACAGCAAATAGGTATTTGTGTAGGCCATGTTAAATGGTTCAAACACAGTACCTCCTGTACCGTTACCGGTACGTGATCCAACGCTTCTACGAAAAATCTGTCGAACTTGCTGTACTTCTTTAGGTAGAATATAGTCGTTTTGATCCTGCTGTAATGTTAAAAACATGTAGCTTTCTTCTACAGCATTATCGCTTCGTTGGCGGAAAACACCCAAACTGCGATTTAGGGCAGTTTCATAGTGTACAGGATCTAGCTCAATGTCAATCATGCCGTCGCCCAGCATGGCTTTGCAGTAGTCGTAGACGCTTTGTTTGGATTGATCAATTTGGCTCATACTGTTATTTATCGTAGCGGTAAATATACTACTATGCCAAGACTCAGCTTATACCGCCCGGAAAAGGGCAATGACTACAAATTCATTGATAAAACCGTTTGGGAAATGTTTCAGGTTGGCGGTACTGATATACTAGTCCACAAATATATCGGGCCTGGATCTAGCAGCGATGTTACTCCTTCTACTCCTGGTTATACAGGAGATAGTGTTAGCAATATTCAAGATTTGTTATTTTTAGAAAACAGAGATAGAAAATACGATCCTGATATCTATCAATTACGGGGCGTATATAGCTTGCAAGATATTGATTTTAATCTAAGTCAGTTTGGTTTGTTTTTACAGAACGACACAATCTTTATCACATTTCACATTAACGATACTGTAGAAAAATTAGGCCGAAAAATTATATCGGGTGATGTTATAGAATTACCTCACTTGAAAGATGAATATGCTCTTAACGATTTGCAATTTGCACTAAAGCGTTTCTTTGTAGTTGAAGAAGTTAACAGAGCAGCCGAAGGATTTTCAGTAACGTGGTATCCGCATCTGTATCGTGCAAAATGTAAGCCGCTAGTTGACAGTCAAGAGTTTAAAGAAATACTCGACGGAGCAGCAGGCGAAGGCAGTGATCAAACTCTACGAGATATCATGTCAACGTATGAAAAAGAAATGCAGATTACTCAGGCGGTTCTTGATCAAGCTGAGGCAGATGCTCCTAAGAGTGGCTACGATACCACTCGTCATTACATGATACAAAAAGATGCGGATGGAAGAGTTGAACTAGTAGACGCTTCAACTACCGCTTCATTGGCCAGTTTCCAAACTCAGGCCACCGATGCCAACGGCAATTTGTTATTTGATGCAGACAATAATCCTATCTATGTGGGATCTACTGCAAGTACTATCTATCAAAGTCCAGAATACAATGGTCCCCAAATTGGTGATGGTGACGGCATACCGCCAAATGGCGCTCCGTTTACCGCAGGAATTACATTCCCTATTTCTCCATCCATTGGACAGTTCTGTTTAAGAACAGATTATCTACCCAAGAGATTATTTGGATATAGCGGTAGCCGTTGGGTAAAAGTAGAAGATGTAACAAGGATGACTATGAGCAATATGGGCTACGAAGATGTAGTAGCCGGTGGTTCTCCTAATGATGTGTTCCTAGATAAAGATGTTAGGATAACACAAAAGACCAGCTTCATTAACAACCCTGCAGAAAATAATGTTAATGGACACATAATTAAAGGAAAGCAAAGCCTTAGCAAGGCTCTTAGACCAAAGGCAGACGAGTAATGGATTATTTTTATGACGGCCAAATAAGACGATATGTCACACAATTTATGCGTGTGTTCATAGGATTTAAGTACAAAACTGGAGATGGCACACTACGTCATGTGCCAGTAATGTATGGCGACATGACTAGACAGGTAGCCAGCATTATCAAAGATAACAGTGAAAACAAAATGTCCACTGTGCCTAGAATTGCCTGTTATATTTCGGGTCTAGAAATGGATACTACAAGGTTGGCAGATGCTAGTTTTGTCAGCAAGTTGCATATCAAAGAACGTGCTTGGGACGAAACCAACGGAGAGGTTAATTATAAAAATTACCAAGGTGCAGGATATACTGTTGAAAGATTAATGCCTACGCCGTTTAAGTTGTCAATGAAAGCTGATATATGGACGTCGAACACTGATCAAAAATTGCAATTAATGGAACAAATTCTAGTATTGTTTAATCCCAGTTTAGAAATACAAACTACAGACAACTACATTGATTGGACCAGTCTAAGTGTTATTGACCTAGCCACTTTAAATTTTAGTTCTAGGACTATTCCACAAGGCAATGATTCTGAGATTGACATTTGCTCTGTTGAATTTAAAATGCCAATTTATATTAGCCCGCCTGCTAAAGTCAAGAAGCTAGGTGTTATTAGAAACATTGTTGCCAATGTATTTGGGGAAACTGGAGATATTCTTGCACTAGATGATTTGATCTATGCTGGAACTGGTAATATGATACACACTAGAAATGTCAGCGGAAACTTTAGAGTATTGTTATTAAAAAGCAACAACGATCAAGCCAACGACTTTGATGTGTCAATTGTTTCCCCTAGTGAAGTTATATTAGCCAACAAATTAGAACCTCCTACAAAGACTGGAGAAACAGTCGATTGGAATACCATAGTGAATATATATGGTGGGTATATTTCTGGAATCAGTAAGATACTTTTCTTACAAGCAGATGGAAATGAAATGGGCGGAACTTTTGTAATAAATGAGATAGATCCTACACGTTTGTTAGTAACTCTCGAAGACCGTCCGTCAAACACTGTAGTTGTTAGCTCAGTGTATCCAGCTGGTCGTACCACTGTTGATGCTATCGTTGATCCTTATAAGTTTAATCCTAGAAGACCTAATAAAGAAACGGCTGATCAAACTATAGTTGCCGGAACTAGATATTTGGTATTAGATGACGTTAACACCAGTACCAATGTAGGTACTCAAGTTGATAATCCTCCATTCAATCCAACGTTTAACTATGATGGACCAGATGCATGGAAAAATTTAA